CGTGACATTTCGCTTTTGAAGCAAATGCTCTATCACTGAGCTAATTTCTGAAATAACATCCAGTTTCCTTTTATATTTTAAATCTTGTTAAAGAACGTTGTCCCGAAAGACTCTGCAAACATAATACAGTTTTTTTTCTTATGCAAGCTTTTTTCGAAAAAATTTCAAAAAAGTTTAACAATCGGGATTATAAATACGTTTTCGGTTCCAAAAAGTTACTATTTTTTATAAAAAAATTTACCTTTTTTGCATATTCATCTGAGTATCACGTAGTTTAGCCAGACTATTTATCACTTCTGAGTGTTTACCACGTTCATTATCAGGGTCTTCAAGCCTGTTTTCAAGCTCTTCAATACTCCGGGTTTCGGGTGGACTGGCTTCGACCTTCGGTCTTTCTTCCTCACTCATGACCTCATTCACGAGTTCAACAAGTTGTTGTTTTTCTTCATGATTCAAATCATTCCTACCACTAACATGAATATTCTCGACTTCGGGATGGAACTCGGTATTCGGTTTTTCTTCCGGTTCTTTATGTTGTACCGAACTTTCTTCATCAACCATATCGACCTGTGATACATAATCAACCTTCGGTATTGGTTCCGGTTTCTCAGGTGGTGGGGTCTCGAATGCTTTATTCGCACCAATATCATCGTTTGGTGGATTTACTCCCTCAGTTGTTCCCTCAGTTGTTCCCTCAGTTTTACCATTTACTTTATCATTGTTAACTTTATCATTGTTAAGTCTATCCAGTATCTCTTTTTCATGTTTTTCATAATGATTACTTATATTTCCATGTATTTTTATTTCAGTTGATTTATCTACAATCGAGTCGTCTTTCAGTCTAAGTCCATCCAGTTTGGTTTCCAGTTTATCAATATCTTCATCTCCATGTTTTTTCAGTGTGTGTTTAATCGGGTATCTTTCGTCTTCAATTCTGATTTCCATTGTGTCATTATTAAAGTAGGCATCCATAAACGTCTGTCCGTCTGCTGCGAACCTTGCCTTAATAATTCTTATATTCGCTAAATTCGATTCCTTCTGAGCAGGAGTTTTAGCCACGCTCATAAAGAAGTGTGCTTTTTGAACTCGCTTAATACTTCCACCACTTTGATGTGCTTCAACCAATTCTGCATCGAATCCCGAACGATTACTTTGTAGCGCAGTCCAACACGGAATGTTGAAATCACTTGCCATTGCTTCAAACGACTTAATAATTACGAGTTCGGCTTCAGTCCTGTCATTGGTTTTCTTATGTGATTCCAGACAATCAAGATAATCCAATACAATAATATCGAATTTGAACCCCCATTTCTTTTGATATTTGATTATCCAATTACGGATATCCATCATCGTGGTGTCTTCCTGACTAAATTCCTTGATAACCAAGTGACACTTGCCACGCATGTCATCACCCTTTTTATATGCGATTTTCTTAACGTAGTCCGCATTTTCATCCATCTCACTTAAAGGGGTCTTCGCCCAAATAGCAAAATGTTTACGTTGAATTTGGTCGGTTTTATCTTCAAAGACTATCTGTAATACGTTCTTTTCTTCTTCATATGCAGTATTACAGATTTTTGTAAGTGCAGTTGTTTTCCCCACACCGGATGGAGTTAAAATAACTCCAATCTCACCTTTACCAAGACCACCACCAGTAAGCATATCAATTGCATGAATACCTGTTGGGATAGTTTCTCTGAATTCCTTACGAAGTGCCCGGTCAATGCCCTCAATTACTTCAGTTCCATTATCTTCTTCATCACCAATGTGTGCGATTTTATCGATTCTTGCTTCGATTTCTGCCAGAACATACTTACTTTTTATTTCACCAGTTTTTGTTTTGGAAATAATGAATTCACCGAGTTTCCGATACTCCTGTTGCTTAATAAAACTATTGGTTGTTTTTTGAACCACATCTCCATCGTGGAGCATTTCTTTATTAATCACCCTTTCATTCCACATCTCGATTCGATGGAGAACCGAAAACAGTGTTTCTTCTTCAATGGTATTATTAGGTGTTTTGTATTTATTGATTGCCTGACGAATGCTCTGATTCTGAAGATTCGGTACTTTATCAAATTCTTTGAAGTACTCGACTATTATGATGAACATCCGCTTTAGATTCGGGTCATCAAAGTATTCAACAGCTAAGTCAGGTATTGTTCTTTCAGCGTATTCTGGTTCGACCAGTAACTGCCACATTAGTCGTTGTTGAAATTCTGGACCGAGATAAGCAGTTAATGTATTCTCTGTATTTTCTGTCATTATAAAATATGTGTTATTGGGGTGAGACCGTTTCCCTCACCCAAGCACTTAGTTCCGATTCCTACTAAGTCTTCTTATTAGTTCCGCTCTTTTCGCTGGATGAAGCTCTCTGATTTGAGTGATTGATAATCCCCGTTCGTTAATCAAATCGTAATCATCCCACATATTTCTAATGTCGTTCTTTTTTATTTGGTTTGAAATGAGGTCTGCTGTATCAACGATTAATTCATTAAGGTCTACAGAATAACGTGCAACAGGATTATAACCGTCAACATAAAACATTCGTTCAACAATCGGGTGGTCGTTTATATATAAACCCAATTTACACTCAACACCACGAATTGTTTTTGCTTCAATCTTCTGACCACGAATAACCTGTTCTTCAATCCTCTGAACAACGGCTTTAGGTCGGTATCGCATTTCTGCATGCCATTCTTTAGGATATGAATTTATCATTTGTTGATGATAACCAAATATGTTATATGTTAGTAATGCTGAATGTTTATTTGTTATATCCTCTCTTCCAACTTCAACTTCAACTTCATAGCTTTTCCTCGATAACATTTTTTGGAATTTGGTTATCATACGGGGAAGAATGTCTCTTATATTAATTGAATATCTTGTGAATGGGTTAAACTGTTCTGCATCAAATATTTTCTCACCCAATAAAACATCTTGTTGATACAATGAAAACTTGAACACTTTGTCATAATCCCTTTCATTCATTTCGGTTATTTTTAAAATTATTAGTATGGCAAATATACTCAGATTCCACCAAAGGTGAAAGAGTTTTACAAATTATCACCACTATTTTTTTCGTACTCTCTAAGTAATTGCCTTTCAGTCGTGATTACAGTGTAAAATGGTCGTACATATTCAACAAAACCACCAGTATATACCAATAGAAATTCGTCTTCGAGCATCATATTATACAAATTCTTACTTTCCCGGTCCTCATCAGATAGTGGTATTTCGAGTTGTTTAAGTTCTTCGACAGCATTTTTATTAAGCATTGGTTGTCTCAAGTTAACTAACTGAAAATTCGTTTTTAGTCTCGGAACATTATTTACGATATTCTCAAGTGATTTTAATGGTTTTTGTTTATTGGCTATGCGTTCCTTATTGATTTCATCAGCACGCCTACAAATATCCCTTACCTTCATTGGCTTGAATTTTAATTCAGGAATATGTGTTAAAAGTGTTTTTTCTTTCACACCACCAACGCCCGGAATGTCATCAGCACTATCACCCTCAATTATTTTTATTGGCAGTGCATTGCTGTAATGATGATTAAAATGCATGATATAATTCGTCTTGGTAACCGGGACATCAATATTTGGAAATATTATTGTGATGTTTAAATCAAGTAATTGTGCGAAGTCCCTGTCATTGGAGTAAATAAAGATTTCTTCTTTGTCGTTATGTTCCAGACAATATGCAGCAATCAGGTCATCAGCTTCGATATCATCAACTTCAATTTGTCTTAAAAACAGTTCTTCGGCATATGCCTGTATTCTTTTCCTTTGTTTAAGAATCGACTCATCCTTTGCTTTTTCCCTACGAAGTTCAGCACCAGTCATTTCGATTTTCTTATGCCATTCTTTGCTTTTCCGACTGGCTTTATACGCCATATCAATTCTGTGTCGATAAATTCCACCACCTTCACCATCCCAGACCAATATGACTTTATTAATTAAATGGTCCTTAATCATTTTTCGAACCGTTGTCATAAAAGAATATAGTCCACCAATGTGCCCGAAAGCACTGGTGGACGTATCCTTCGCTCCGTGAAACGAACGTTTTAAAAGATTTTGAGAATCAACTAATAATGTTCTGGTTATCATTCATCGTTATTTACGGAATCATCTCCAATAGTTACCTTACTTTCTTCAATAACATTTCCATCATCATCCATGTCTTTGGACTTAATAATAATGTCTTCGGCAGTAAGGGAATCATCTCCAAGAATGTTACGGAAGTGTAAGATATTCTTCTTCTTATATTCTTTAATGCCGTTCTCATCAGCATATATGAATCCATGTGGAGTCGAAGCTATTCTTCCTTCCAGAGAAATACCACCCAACGCTCCATCAACATGATTTTTGGCAATATTAACTTTGTTTTCAAAACCAAAATTAACATCACGTAGTTTACTTGTAGCAGTAACTCTCTTAGTTCCGTGAGTTAATATACCACCAAAATGGTAAATCATTCTTGCACCAAATTGCATTGATTCCCCGCCTTTGTGTTTGAGAACTTTATTCTGACCATCATACCAGACTTTCTGAACACAACCCATCGTATTTGTATATTGACTATCAATTCTCCTGCTATTTGGAATCGTGTTATTAAGTATTGACATGAAAGATTTTTCATAAGCACCAGCATTCCACATATTATTTTTTGCTGTTTCTTTTACTTCAGCATCAATTGTGGCGATACAGTTTAGTGTCCCGATTGAATCAATTGCAAAATATAAGTCAAATGGTAGATTACCAGCATCTTGTTGGTCAATAAAATAATAAATACATTTTGCGAGGTCTTCAATTGCTGCCTCTTTTCGGTCCTTATTTTGTCTTTTTCCGAAATTATCGAGAAGATACTTGTTATTAATCAAAATATAATCACCTTCCCAATCAAAACCCATTAACGTCAATCTTTCATTTCCTTCATTAATGTTATTCTCGGTATCAATAATAATTGGTAACAAACCCATTTTCTGGGCATTAGCAACTGAACGCATCAAAGCCGTTGATTTACCTGTATTGGAGAACCCACGGAAAAGTGTTACATATCCTTTAGGTACTCCGGGCATCCCTGTCGCTTCTCGCAATGCATCATCAACAGGTATCCATTGCAGTGGTTTAGCTGGAACTTTATCTGCCCCTACCTTTTTCTTAAAATTGTCGAGACTGAAATTCTTTTTTGCGGTTGGTTTTCGCTGGTTGTTCGCTGGAGGGTCGTTCTTAACTATCTTCGCCATTGTGTTTGTGATTATAAATTACTTCTATTTTATCTATATATTCTAAATGTTTTTCTTTAGTATCTAAGGCTACACCATCTTTTGTTTCAAAAATTAATGAATTAGTATCCAGTATTAAATACCGATGAAGAAATCGATGAAACATTTTATTTAAAATCATAACATCTTCAATAAATATATAATTCCAATGGTGACAATTTTCTTCGGCTGATAATTTTAAATCACGAAAAAGATTTTTATATTTACCATTTATATATGGCTTTGACTTACGAATTTCAATTTGTCTTTCTCGATAATTTAATCGATGATATTTCTCAACACTTCTCAATCGCTCCTTTTCACAAAATTCTGGATTTTCACGTAACTTTTTTTCTCTTAAATCAGCCACTTCTTTACAACATACCTTACATTTATTTAAATGTCCATCCCGCATTTGGGGATGGACATAAAAATCTTCTAATCCTTTATCGTTTCCACATCGAATACATTTTTTCATTTTGTGATAACTAATTGATTATCAAGTACATCAAAAGGGGAGGTCTTCAAAATCGTCACCTTCAGGTAATTCACTACCTGATGTTACTGGTTCACTTTCTTCCTGAGTATCCTCACCCAATGTTACGGCAGGTGGTGGAACAGGTGTTTCACCCAGAGCACTTGCACCTACATCTATTGCGGTTTCCTTATAAGTACCGACATCTGCTGCTGTAATATTACTTACGGTTACAGTAGGTGTGGTATTATCATCCTGCAAATCAGATGCCTGTTCGTAATTCTCGTCATTATTGTCGAAAGTACGAGTACGAGTGTTGGCAGCTTCTTCTAAGTCTGGACGACCCGGAAAAATCCAACGTTTGTTATTCGCATCAGTATCATCCCAATAAGGACTTGTACCGTTTGCAACGGCTTCAAGAAATTCATATGGGGGCATTCCCGGTGCTTGCTTCGGCTTAAACACGTCTCTCCAAGTAATGTCATCATCAAGCCAAGTCTTTGCAATTATTGGGTCGCCATGTAATGGTGACTTACCACGAGCACTGATTGCAGAAACCTGCTTATAAACATGATTATTGAAAGTAGCTTCCGTCATAGTGATACTTAAATCAGTACCGTTTAGGGGGTCAGTGAAATCTACCTCATTTACAGCCACATAATCTTGCAAAATCGGAAGAAGACTATCAAGCACACCTTGATTCTTGAAATTATGCTTGAATCTCCAGAATTTCACACCATCTTTCTCCTGACCTTTGTCAATACCTCTGACGATATAAAATTTCTTGGCTTCCCATTTAATGGCTTCCTTGTAAATCGCATCGTTTTTGACTTTGGTTTCCAGTTGCTGCGGAGTCATATTCTCTTTCTTAATTCCCTTTAATGAAGGGTCTTGCTTCGCAAGTTCAGCTTTGTACTTGTCACAAAGAGGACAAGGAGCAGGAACCATAATTGCTTTACCTGATGATTCATCAACCATTGGTTTACCACTGGTATCCAATTTAGGTATTTTACGGTCATTACGTGCGGGGCAATAAATAACAGTACCATGTTTTTTCTTACCACCAGCAGCATTGGTAGTAACTGGATGGAAATATGCTTCTCCAATGTGCTTACGACCCGGCTTTGGGGGGAGTATTCTAAAAATTTCTTTGGTATTACGAGGAACGAAGTACTTAGCTAAAATGTTTCCTCTTGAGTTACTACTTGTTGACTGTGTTTGTTTCTTTTGATAGTCGGCAAACATGTCTTTCAGTTGTGACAAATCACCACCTTGTGGGTCTGTCGTTTCATTTTGGTTTTCCATTGTGTATTTATTTACAGTTAAAATTATTTCAATTCGAAAATTGTGCTACAAATGTAGCTTTCAGTTTTTATAAATACAAGAGTTTTTAAAAAAAAACTTGTATTTTTTCAGTAATTTATGCATTAATTATTCCATCAGAAACAACCGTAAAACCTACGATTTGTTTGTTTTCATAATATGTGCCATTTTTCAGTCTGATTTGTAGGAAATAGTCTTGCGGAATCAACCATGACGTATCAAGATTGAATTCATATCCTTTACTGGTTCTATCCACCTGAGTAAATGGAATTACATCGATTTCATATTTACTACCAACAGTTGTGTACAGTCTGTATTCAATATCCAAAGGTAAGAAATTATTTTGATTTGAGTACAGTTCTTTTATTGTTAATTTAATTTTTTTAATACCACCTGCTCTAATATTTTCCTTTTCACTGATTCCCCAGAAATAAAAGAAATAATTATCGAAATCAATTTCATTCGATTGATTGAATGTGTAATACTTATCCTGTGAAATCAAATAAAATTCACCAGAATATTCAGTTTCCCTTCCATTGACTTCAAGTGTCCATACATCACGGAACAATACCGCATCTGGATATGTATCAGAATCGATGTTCAATGTGACTTTATATACGCCTTTACTGACATGGGTGATTGAACCACCTGTGAGAATATCCACAGCATTATCGTCTTGGTCATATATCGTCACCCCACTAACATTAATATCTTGCTGAAGACCACCAACATTCACATATAAATAAAGGTCGTTGTCTTTGTCAAGATAGAAGTAATTTCGGTCATCAGTTATGGTGTCATCAATGATGGTTTCGATATAAGGTTCATACCAAGTATTGGTATTTTTTGCATGGAACGCAACGGCTTGATGGGATTCAGGGTCAAGGTCTTCATAGAAGTCAGCGAATTTTATTCCCAGACCAAAGGATGCACCAGTATATGCAGTTGTTCCGGTGAACCCGGTTCCCATTAGTCTCTGGTTAATGTAATCCGTAACATCAATTTCAATATTTTCATTGCCTTTATCAAAAAACTGACTACCAATGATTTCAGTAACACCACTAACATATGAACCGCCCGTAACACTCCAACCAATATCAGTTTTTCTGTCATACCAGTTTGCTGCTTGATATACGAGTGTTGGGTTCAGGACATCAACGTATGGGTCACCACCATCTAAATATTCGAAGTCATAACCACTACCTTCATCCCAATCCTCTTCAATATTAAAAACATCGAGTTCAAAACTACTGGCTCTGTCGATTTCCAATGAATATGATTTCTTTCCAAGATATTGTGGGGCATAGCTAATCGTGTTAGTCATATGTAATATATGTCTCACGATTCTATTTGGATTTATTTCACCACTGGCAATTCTCAGGTTTATATTTGTTAAATCGACATCAAATACGAATCTGGTGACTTGTTTATCGAAAGTTCCGTATGATATTTCAGTAACGGGGTTCTGCGAATTGTTCGTATAGTTACCTTCTATAAGCGTATCGTTCTTTGAAAAATATGACCTGAATACTGACATTCTACTTTTTTCTATAAATACTCATAAACAAAAAAGACTACACGTGGTAGTCTTTTAAATGTGAAATTTATATGTAATTTTATTTAATATTGTGCTTAATTAAAATCTGTACAGCTTCTTTCTTCGTCATGCCGTCTCCAACACCACGATTATTTAATGCTTTTCTTGCTGTTTTAATAAGTTCTTCGGTAAGAATAACTTTTTCTTCTACGCCCTCACTAAGCTTTTTCATGAATTGTAGGTCACGAGTTGCAATTTCTTTATCACCAGCATCTCCACGAAGACCTACACCAGTATCAGTTATATTAGTAACAGTAAATCTATTACCTTCACCGTCTTGATATTTATCACCTGCGCTGCCTTGGTAACGCTCAGTTCCCTTAGTACCAGCTTCACTTGTGTCACCAACCATCTGGATTTCATCAACTTCCTCTTCTTCATCTGGTAAGACAGCACCCATTGCATGTCGTGGCACGTCTTCCTCGCCACCTTCGTAATCACCAACGTTTTGTGGTTTGAAGCCGAGTAAAACATCAGTTTCTTCTTTATCTTCTTCATCTTCAGGAACTTCAGGGATATCACCGATATTATGTGGTTTGAAACCCAGCAATTCATCAGCAACTTCGTCATCTTCTTTTTCCTTTTTTTCACTATCTTTTTCCGCATTACTTTGTGCCATTTTATCGGGATTTTCGTCATCATCCCCATAATACTTGGGATTTTCAACTAAGTGGTCCATAGTGATTTCAATTGCAATTAATGGGTCATCAGTATGTTCCATTTCAACTTCCAATCCCTTCTTTAATTGGTGCGGACAAAATTCTTGTGGGGTTTTGTCATCAGCAAGTCCACCGGGAATCATATCACCAGCTTCTTCCTTGTCTTGCATAAGTTGTTCGATGTCATCGGGCATCTCAGTAGGAGATGGCATATCTTTAAAATCAGGTGCTTGTCCAGTATCAGGACCGTCATCGTTCGCTTCTGGTTCAAGTCCCATTGCTTGAAAATCGGGTTCTATTTGTAACCCTCCATTGGGTTCATCACCGATTTCAGCATCGAAATTCACAACATCCGGTGCTTCTTCGGGTTCGCTGCCCACTTCCACATCAACCTCTTTCTCTACGCCTTCACCGACTTTAACAGTTGTTTGTGGTTTCTTCTTTTTCTTTGGATAGTTTGATTTTGGCTTGAACTTCGAGCCAATTGGGTCAGGGTAATCACTTTTCTTATCATCTTCATTCATTCGTGTTGCTGCCAATTGTCTTTCAC